CCAGTGTAGGATTCAGCCAAACATGGTATCCTCATTTGATAAGATGCAAGTGTCATCCCCTAGTTGACAGCCAAGAATATGCACAGATATTTGCACAAGACAGCGGAAACGGCGATGGCAGCACTCTAAAAGATATACTCAGTACCTATAATCAAAGCATAGCGATCAATAATTCCATAATTGCTCAGGCAGAATCGGATGCCTTGCTAAGTGGATATGATACAAATGGGTTTTATGTTATACCTACTGATAATTGGGTATCAGTTGTGACCGAAGATGCAAGCGATAGTGTTAACACGGTTGACAGTGAGACTGCTGCGCTAGACGCCAGCATAATTTTGAGTTCTCCTACCAATAATTTTTATGTCAGTTACTTAACAGATGCCATTCCGCCAAACGGAGCTCCTTACACATATGGAGTTGAATTTCCAACACCGGGTGCTATTGGACAGTTTCATTTAAGGACAGATTATTATCCAAATACTCTTTTTAGATGGAATGGAGCTCATTGGGTGATGTTTGAACAGAATGTTCGCATGACCATGACCAATAAACCGCTGAATGGAATTGGTCAACCCAATGATCAAACACGTCAAACACAAAAATTCTCTTTCATTAATAATACCAACACAGCCACAATTGCTGGCGAGGTAGTACAGGAAAGACAATTCTTAAGCAAGATTCTTTTACCAAAGGCAGATAATTAATGTCTCAATTTGCATATGATGGACAAATAAGAAGATTCCTAACTCAGTTTATGCGGCTGATGAGTAATTTTTGCTATCAAGACAGCAGCGGAAAAATTATACAGGTTCCTGTACGTTACGGGGACATGAATAGACAGGTTGCTCAAATCCTAAACAAAAATACCGAAAACGTCATGCCCACTGCTCCTTTTATTTCTTGCTATATTAAAGATCTCAAATTTGATCGAGAACGCATGCAGGATCCATCATTCGTTGGAAAACTCAATATCAGAGAAAGAGATTACGATGCACAAGGTAATGAATATTTAAATACTCAAGGAGCCAACTATACCATTGAACGCTTGATGCCCACTCCTTACAAGATCACTTTCAATGCAGACATATGGACCAGCAATACCGATCAAAAGTTCCAATTATGGGAGCAAATCACAGTGCTTTTCAATCCCAGCATGGAACTACAGATGTCGGACAATTATGTGGATTGGACCAGTTTGAGTGTGTTAGAAATAACCGACGGCAGTGTTTTTGAATCAAGGCAGATTCCACAGGGAACAAACAACGACATCAGCATAGCCACATTGCAGTTCATGGCACCGGTATGGATAACACCTCCTGCTAAGGTCAAACAGCTGGGTATAATAACCAAGATTATTTCCAATGTTTTCCTAGAACCCACAGGCACAGGGGCAGCAGGAGGATATAACGATGCCATACTTGGTGGTAACATATTTGGAGGACAAACTCCTGATACCAGAGTGACTGTTACCCCGGGCAATTATGATCTATTGGTATTGGACAACACTGCGGTACTGGTTCCTTCAAATGAAGCATCGATAAGTGAAACTTGGATATCGGTTGACAGTGTTCCAAACAGACCCTCTTGGTTATCTCTATTAGATCTATATCCGGGAAAATTTACCTCAGGATTGAGCCAATTGAGATTACTCAAACCCACCGGCAACGAAATAGTGGCATTCATGACATTGAATCCCACCAACGATTCCTTGATGCAATTGAATATTGATCCCGACACGGTGCCTGCCAACACAGTGTTAACCGACTATTCCGGAAATTTCAGTCGCGGAACCATTGACGCCATTGTCAATCCCTTGATCTTGGATCCCGGTTCAGCCAATGGAAAAAACATTGACCGTAGATATTTGATATTGAAAGATGTGTTGCTCAACGATTCAATACAAGGACCAGCTGCCTGGGCCAGCTTTAATTCACTGTCAGGCAATAGCGATTCCTTGCAGGCTCGAGCCAATGATATCATACAGTGGGATGGGGAGAAATGGAGAATATTGTTTGATGCCACCAAAACTGCTAACTCCTCTACCTACATCACCAATGCCTACACCGGCATACAGTACATGTGGAATGGCACGCAATGGTCCAAATCATTTGAAGGCATCTACGATAACTACAGTTGGAGAATGATCTTGTGAAAGAGATAATTTGTTCAGGTGGTTTGTTCTTGGCCGAGAATACCAAACGTTTTTTATTTTTGTTTAGATCACAGGGCAAGACTGCAGATACCTGGGGATTGGTAGGAGGGAAAAAAGACCCTGCTGATCTTACTCCTTATGATACCTTGGTAAGAGAAATTGATGAAGAGGTAGGAGTGACTCCTACCATTAAGAAAATGATTCCTTTGGAACTGTTTACCAGCAATGATCAATTGTTCCAATACAATACTTACGTGTTACTGGTTGATAAGGAGTTCACTCCTGCCTTGAATGAGGAACACAAAGCGTATGCCTGGTGTGATCTTTATGCCTGGCCTAAACCGCTTCATCGCGGAGTCAAAAGCAGTTTATCCAATCGGATTATAAAAAGCAAATTAGAAATTTTATTAGAACTTATTTAAATATTATTTAAATTTAGGACCCGACAGCCACACAACTAGAGTTCTTCTCACTCCTCCAGTCACTGGAGTTACTCGATGCATGGTATAACTGGGAAATGCATAGATCATGCCCTGCTGTTTTTTCAATTTTTCCGGTTCTGGTCCGGTAAAAATCTCCAAATGTCCACCTTCGTATTCAGACGGATCACTGAGCTGTATCACCAAAGACAATTTCCTAGGTGCAGCATTGGCGATACCTTTGTCCATATGCCAAGTATAATGACCCGGAGCTATTTCCAAGGAACCTTCATACACAGTATATTGTATCAGCTCCACAAATCCAAATAAATCAAGTTGGAAAAATTGGCCATTTAATTCTCTAGCAATGTGCCCAATTCTATCATAGATAAATTGTGTGTCACTGTTGAGTGGCAGCCAAGACACTTTGGAATTTCTTACCTCTAAATCACATCTGCTGTTGTCTCCGGTGCCAACTTTGGCCTGTTCCAATCTCAAGCCATATTCGCCAATTTCATTTATGCGATGGATTTCATCATTGGAAAATGCAAAGGATCTGAAAGCATAAGGAGGTTCTTTACAGGCAAGATCAGGGCTAGGGGGTAACGCATAGTTAATCATGATTTTCTCTTTTTATTTTGTGATTTATAAGAATCTAATGGAATAGTAATAGGATCTTCTATCACCCCACCTTGATCATGCTCGGCCCAATTTTTCAAATGTACGAATTTGTCGCCATACTTGGTCAAATTCAACAGTACGGTGCCTGCTTCTAGTGCGGCTATTTCATGAGGATATTCCTGTTCTTGAAAATGAAATATGGCACCTTGGGTGGCCGTATAAGACCAAGATTTTTCTGGGCCGTATATTTCGCAAGATCCTTTGAGCACTATCACATTGTGTGCATCTTCCACCATGTGATAGTGCATGGGCAACCCATCACCACGGTCGGGAAAGAAATATTGTGTGCCTCGTAAAGATCCATAGTTGTAGCCTTTCCAATGATACATTATAATTCCTTGGGTCGATTATGAATGTACTTATCTAATAGATGAAAGGAGAGAAAAATTTAGGTCCAAGTAAATCTAACGATGCCGGAATTGCCAGGAAGACCAGGTGCAGGGGGCGAGTTTCTGCCCCCTGATACACCACCACGCCCGCCGGCACCACCCGAAGGACTACTGACTCCTGGACCTGTGACGCTTAATCCTCCGGTGTTGAAACACCCGGGATTTCCAGAAATATTCGTATTGCCTCCTAATCCTGCAGCACCTCCCGATCCAACCGGTCCTTGACCTCCAAAACCAAGCAAACCTTGTCCTCCTCCGGGTGCAGTCATGGAAAAAGATCCAATACTTGTACTGCTAATTGTGCTTGTGCCCCCAGGTGTGCTGCCGCTACCGCCGGCTCCGACTGTGTAGTTTACAAAATAAGAAGGATTGGACCAATAGGTTGACCTAGGAGTTGGCAAACTGTAAGTGAGTTTTCCATAAGCTCCGCTGCCTCCGCCGCCGCCCGATCCAGGAC